AATGCTGGCGTACATCGCCCATTGAAACCATTCTGGTGTACGAGACAATGCGGCAAACCCGTCTTCAACATATTGTTGTGTAAAAGGTATAAAACACATGGCAATTATAGCAATAAACAAAATTGTCCATGCTTCGTCTTTCCATGAATTATCAGAGGCTTGCGCCATTATTTTTTCCCAGCCCGCCTCATGCGTAGCTGCTGTGACCATAACCTTCGCTTCTGCTTCGGCTCGTGCTTTAGCTACAGCGCCTTTGGCTTTGGTCTGTTCAATCTTTGACTCCATAAACGAGCCCGCAAGACTTGCTATCGGGCCTATAAGCGCCTGTATCATTCTATGATCCTCACAATATAGTTTGTGCCATCTGTGTTCTTTGATACCTCAACAGTCTTGTTTTCACAAGAATACCGTACAGAAGTGGACTTTTTGTATAAATTACGCTCAATGGTTCGCTTGGCTTTCAAACATTTAGAAATCTTCTCATAAGCGGTATGTTCTGAAACATCTCCACTCATGTATAAAATCAACGTCATAGTTTTAATTACTATTGTTTCCATTACGCATCTTTTCTATTTGGCTTTCTATGTTTGTAATTCTTTTTTCATAAAAATCTAATGTCAGTTTTTGTTGCTGGTCATGTGGTGCGCGGCCTTCGTCAATCTGCTCTTGCAGCTTAGAAAGTTGCTCTGCTAGATGCTCAATCAACATATACTGTTCACTGTCGGCTGGCAAACTACCCATATCGCCGCGAGGCCATTTGATGCGAAACTCTGTGTTCTGGTTTAAATCAGCCTCTATCAATACAAACTTATTCTCAATCGTATTCAGGCGTTCAATAATACCAAAATAAGCCCATGTGCCAATGGCGGCCCCAACTACCATCGCCATGAGGTTTCGTATGGGCATTGATAGTTCAGTGTTTTCATTAAGTTTTGTTGCCATCACTCACAAACTGCCTTACCTGCACAGTCCTTCGGAAAACAATGCATAGCCATTTTATAATGTTTATTATCATAGGCCGCTGACCATCGATCATCTTCCAACATCCAGTGACATTGTTTTTGACTCATCGGTTGCTGTAAACTCATCTGTCCAATGTAATGATCAACGGCTCCATCATTTCCCCACATGGAAATTACTAAGATGTACTCTCTCAAGGCCATTAGTATAACTCTTTGTCTGGACTCACTTTAACTGGTTTACAATAAGCCGTAGCTTTGTGTTTTGCAGGAACACCACTTATGCTGCCGTAGTTCCCATACCGTTTTGTTATCTGACTAGCGTAAAAATTACAATCTACTATCGACCTGAAATACATATCTTGACTTTGAATTTTATCACCTAACACAAAAACAAGCAAAAAGGCGTGTATCATTTCCGGTTCATCCAAGCTGTCGTACCCATATAGGCCCCGACAATACCCGCACCGCTGATGTAGAAGAGGTTAGATATATCAGACAAAGCTGTGACCCGGTCCAACGGAATAAAGAACATAGCCAAAGTAAATACGCCCATTGAAATCAAAGTGTAACGAGCCATTCTAAGTTGAGCTAAGTTCTTACGAAGATTATCTTCTGTCTTCTTGATCTCCTTAACGTGCATTAACTCCGCATCGCTAACGATACCATCCCCGTCCTCATCGTACTCCGCAAACTTGGACTGTTTCTGTAGCTTTTTCTGAGCCATACTTACTTACTCCCATTCAACCAATTTACTTTTACTATTTGGGTCATACAGACACATATAGGCTCTTGGACAAAACTCACTTACGATCATTGAGGTTCGGGTCTTGTTCGCTCCCTCATAGTTACAGTGCCATTCTTTATCTATTTTCTCGTATTTGACAAGCCTGCACGGAACGTATTTATCAATATCCGCTCGTGCCATCATTACAATCATCACGGTAAAGAACATTGCGGCCAACAAAATCGCGCCCGCAACCATAAAGAACTGCTTCAAATTTTCCTCAAACTCTCTGGCCTCTTGTATCTTCTTGCGCCTCTCCGCAGCCGCCGCCTCTCTGGCCGCCTGTATGCGTCGAGCACGTTCCTCTGTAATAGACTTCCACGTGCCGGGTCCAAACCTCAAATCCACCATCTGCGCTATTTCACGCATCTGCTCTTGTGCAAGGCGAGCGTCAATAATCTCAGAGGCAACCGATTTTACGCCAAACTGATCCCCTACGCCAACGCCGGACTTGGCGTTACGCCTCTTCTGGACTTGTTGCTCACCTTCAAAAAGGTTGTCAATAAATCCTGCAATTTCGGATACATCGTTGGCAGTCCCAATAGCGGATTTTATCCCGTCCACTGCACTCTTAAACAACGCTATGCCCGCTAGCGTTTCTGCTATCATTATGCCCCCAAGCTAATGTCTATAGGTTACTCGCAGGCAATATAGCTCCCGCCTTTTGTTGCGGCACCCATACCACGAGCGGTCTTACGGCTCATGCTAGAAGGTATCTTCACATCGGCGGTCTTGCCATACGGAATACGGCCCTGACCTTTAATGTCTGCAAATGTGTCGGCGTTTTGAGCCGCACCCGGTGTGTTCGTTACAATCTTTACTGCACTTTTCATTCTAATCTCCTCGCTGTTTAAGCATTTCACGTTCCATAGCAGACTGAATGCGCTTGTCTGTCTGCCGCTCTTGAGACGCCAACCGCTGCTGGAACTGATCCGCCCGCAACCTTTGGTTCTGTGCATCCAAGTTGAGCTTGGCTTGGTCGTTCTGTGCGTCCGCCTGTTCAGCTTGCGCCTTGATCTGAAGCTCCTGCTCCTTGAGTTGTACCAGAGGATCCGGCCCTTGACCCGATACCTGCTGAGACATCTGCTTGACCATCTGCATACCCTCGGCAATGAACTGAGCGGTCAAACCCTCTATCTGCAACATCTCCTCTTCAGTCGCAGCCTCACCACCAACAGCCTGCCTAGACTGAATAAACTGAACCGCGGCCCGTTCTCGCGCTGCAATCTTTACATGTTCCATGATGTGCTTCTGCAAAGCCATCGCCATCGCAGGCATACTACCAACTAGCGGCGTTGAACCAAAGACCATGTGAGCCATAATATGTGCCTCATGCTCCTGACCCTCAAACGCCTGCAACGGTATCATGTCCATCACGTCAATGTTTTCCTGTGCCGGATCCTTTGGTGCAGGCTCCTCATCCGGTATACGACGCATGATCCGATCAACATCCTTGACGCCTAAAGCATCGTACATGTCTTGATACACCTCATACATGTTGTGCATCTCAGGAGCCGCCCCGGCTAGCTGCAACTTAGTCTGAGCCAAAGCAATACGCTGCGCCTGACTAAATATATTAGGATCAGATACAGGAACCACGTCAATCCGATCATCAAAATCAGTCGCCATGACACTGGTGTCCGCGCCCTCAACAGAATACGGATACTCCTGCGGTAAAAACTCCGCCATCACCTTCGCAAGTAACTTGAACTCTAACTTCATGGCGTAGTGCAAACGCTTATGCACCGCACTCATTACACGAGAGCCCTGCTCCAACAACGCAATAGTCGTACCAACCGCCGCGCCCTGATTTCCGTCGCCAACCTTCATATCAGTAATGGTCGCGAACCGCTGACCAGCATCAACTACAAAACCTAACAAGTTAAATAACGTCTGGTCAGGTCCTTTGAAGGGCAGCGGCATCAGGCTGTCACGAATAGCCCCTCCGGGAGCATCCACATCGCGAAACTCACCGGGCTGCAACGGGTCATCATCGTCCCTGATCCGTAGTCCGCGGGCTTTGAAACCCGCAGGGAGGTTGGACAACGTACCAGCGTCAATCAACTGTCGCAGCGCCGCTGTAGCGGTTCGTGACAAACCGCCAATCGTGTGAATTAGCCCTAATCCGTAAAAACCAAACCCCGGAAGGAACTTATAATGCACAAAATACTGTATTTTCTTCCGACTTTCGTCATCTTCGCGGTAATTTCTACGAATTGACAGTATCTGGCCGTTGTCCTGACTGATTGTGACAACATATGGTATCTTAATACCGGTTAACTCACCGTCCTCGTCCGTATCCTCGTACCCCTCAAGGTCCAAATCAACGTGACACTCCAAAATCGTGCAGTCATAGTCGATCTGAGACGACGAAACACCGTCAATGCTGTCAATTTCGTCACTAACAGAGTTACTGTCGCCCTGTGCGGGTATAACAGGTATGTCCAAATAGAACCCAGCTACCTGTTTCTTCCGCAAATCGTTCAACGACATGCGAATACTCTGGGTTATGTTAGGACAAGTCTCTAAATCTGACGTTTCATACGGTACAACAAGCTGTTCAGCCGGTATAAACTTACTGACTGCCCGGTTTAAAGTCTCATCAAAGTACACCTTCTTGAAGGTAGACCCCGCAAGCGGTAAATAAAACAGCATCTGATCCAGTTCAGGCGTATATTCCTCCATCACATTCGTGATGTAGTAGTTCATAAACTGCCTTACGCGCTGTGACTGCTGCTGCTTGTCCCTTGTTTCGCCTCCCATAATAGTAGTTCGCACGGGGCCGCTGGCAGGCAACAACTCATTGAACGCCTGCGCCTGAAACTGCGTAGCCGCCTCGGCAAGCAACGGGTGCGTAACCCCAGAAGCCCCTCTGAACGGCTGGGTCCTCTCTTCGTAGTTGAACCCAAGCAGTTCAAGACCGTTTGCATAAGCATCTTCCCAATCCTGCCTTCCTGCTTTATTAGCGTCGTACTCACCCAATAACTCACCAGAAATACGCCCAAGCTCACGCTCCGGCATCTCCTCGGCCAAGTTCATGTAGAAGTCATCGCCCTCACCGCGCTGATCCTGCGGATCGAAATCCACAGTCATGCCGCCGTCCTCGTCAGGCGTGATCTCAATGTCCATGCCCTCCGCCATACCCTCAAAGGATACGACGTTGTCGTCCATGCTACCGGGAACCTCTAGCTCCACTTCAGCAGCCAAGTCCTCCATGTCTAACTGAGACGGGACGTTCTTGTCCATCATTCCGGCAATCGGTTCGCGAGCCATGTGTTATCTCCGTCTTCTACCTTGTTACGTTAAAAAAGCCTTGTTTATCTCTGGGAAAAAATATGTCTAACCCAGACTCCGGTGACTTAAACCTACGCTCACCCTTCTCACGACCAAGCACTACGTCTAGTTGTTTAAAAACCTCATCATCAACCATCTTGGTAATCTGTTGCGGCGTAGCGTTTATGCCAGCTTGTTGCAACAGTTTAGCACCAAAAGCATTGTTTCGCTTATCCATAACAACATCTTCAGAAGTTGCACTACTGAAAATCCTGTCCGAAAATTCAGCAATACCCCCAAGCTTCGTTGCCGTCTCCGGCCCTAACTCCTGCGCCAATAACGCCGTTTGCAAGGCATGAGCTCGCGCATCCTCCAACTCCTGATACGTAGGCAAATCATGCCGGGGACGCTCGGCTCTCATAACCTCAGTGCTATCAGATTCATATATCTCACGGTCCACGTCAGAAGGATACCCGTACTTTGTTTCCAAAATCTGTTCAAAGGTCAAAGACCCTTCCGGGTAAAACTGTGAGGAAAGTGCGCTACCCTCTCGTCCTGATTGACGGACCGCGGTCTGTTGTTCAGAATTCGGTAAATCAATTCGTGGGTCGAGAAGCGCGGACATAATTCCTACCTCGCCTCCATCATCAAAAGCCATCTGAGGCTCCGAAGGACCAAACGCCTCCATACGGCGGCCCTCTGGAAACTCCTGATAAATATCAGCACGGGGCAAAGTCTCCTGCTGCATACCGAAAGTATCTTTGATCTCTTCGGGAACCATCAACATATCGCTGTAATAGGTATACGGGCGCTCGTCGTCCTCCTTGTACACAGGACGATTTCTACGCAAAAAATCTAAGAATTGATCCATTTCTTCGGGGGACCCTGCGCCAAGATCTACTGCGCCGCCATCCTCAAAACCAATGTAATCCATAATAGAAGAGCTTTTGTCTTCTCCGGGACCCGAATAATACTGCCGCGCACCCGGT